TAACAAAAGCGTGGCAATTCTCGGAGTTGAGAAACTTCCGAGTTTGTCATATGGTCCAAGAATGGGTGCTGATACTGCACGTGCGGTTCAGTCACTCGACACGCATTTGGCATATACTGATCGCCGAGAATCGATGAAGTATACAGGCACGTTGGTCAAAGGCATTGCTACAATGCATAAGTCTAATGCTGTTCCTGTTATCAACGAAGAACAGATGAAAGATATCTCTCGAATGAGGAGAGGATGATGGGAAGGCAATTATCGGAAATGGTAGCACTCGTCGCATTTGTTTATGCAGTGTTGCTTGGTGCTTACTGGATTTCTCAAGTCATACAATGATTGGTGAACTGCTTTGCAAACTCGGACTACATAAGTGGGAAAGCCAGTGGCGTCCAAGTCGGTGCAGTTATTATCCGTTTGATATTTTAGTTTCAAAAACTTGCACTCGATGCAAGAAGGTAGTCGTTCCTACAGAGAAGGGACATCATGATGATGGTGATCTTTAACATAGGAGATTGATTTATGGATATTCGTGTTCGTGCTTTCGGTAAAACAGTTGGCTATTTGAGCACTTTAATTGGTAGTGTCATTGCTATGATTTGGTTGATTGGTAGTGAGTTTATTTCATTTGTATTTCTAGGAATTGCAATTTGCATTCTTGTATATTCGATCTACGATTATATCCTAGAAGGAATGAAGATTGATGAGAAATTAAATGAATTGGAGAAAAAATAATGACTGATCCAGCATATCCGTACAACGAAAGTTTCTACTCTCTGAAATATGAGGATGGAAACAAAACTATTGCCTTCACTATTGAAGGTGGTCGCAATCTTTCAGACGTGTTGGCTGACATTCAGTTGTTTTTGCAAGCAACTGGGTACTGCTTTCATCCTGGTGATGAACTTCAGTTGGTAGATTTCCAAGAAGTGCAATATCAGCGAGATCGTGAATGGGATGGTGCTGATCTTGATGGTTGGGAAGAAGAAGAAAAAACAGAAAATTGGCAAGCAGATGGTCAGCAATGGCAAAATAATGGTTGGTCAGAAGTCGATGGTCCGACTGAATTTGCATTCAATGGGACTAAAGAATCAGACTTCGGTAAAGATTTTAGTCTAAAGAATATGCGAAGCGATTCAGCCTATGGTGCAGTTCCACCAAATGATGTTGTTCCGCTTTAATTGAGGAAATAAAAATGCCAGCGAAAACAGGAACAAAAGGTTTTGGGAAGGGTCGTGCAAAGTTGGGTTCCAAGAAGCGCAAGGCGCGTCGTAAGAACAGAGCAACATGATTATAGTTAATGCAATATTTGGTATACTATTATCATTTGTATATCTTGGAATGTTGCTACTGCTAGTGCGTGGTCTCTGCGCACTAGCAGTTTTCTTATTTGGAAATAAATATGAAAATATGGGTTGACCCACCGAGTGGGTGGAAGTATGGATTCCCGAAGTTGTGGAATGGTATTGGCGATTTCAACGAATGGCTAATCAAAGAAGGCTATCCGAAAAAAGAAATTGATTCGCTAGGTGAACATTTTTATGTGAGGCAGTGGTCAGATGAAGATCTCAATCGGAAAGTATCCCAAGGACTCAACGAAAGAGCAGAAGGTCTCGATCCGTATTGATAAGTGGGATACGTGGAATATGGATTCAACATTGGCAATGATCATTCACCCAATGTTGATTCAACTCAAAAACGATACACACGGCGCACCGAATACCGACGATGAGGATGTGCCTGAAGAATTGCGCTGCACATCTGCGCCTCCAAAAGAAGGTAATTGGGACGTTGATGAAAATCACTTCAAGCGTTGGGATTGGATTCTTGATGAAATGATCTGGGCATTCGGACAGAAGAATCTAGATTGGGAACAGCAATTTTACAGCGGTGAGTCTCATCGCTTGATGCAATATTATGATGAGAACAAACAGCCCATCGGTGAGCCTCTTGAGTGGGATGCTCCGCGTCCAGAAAAATTTGCGCATGCTGAGATGGTTAAAGGACCAAACGACACGTTCAAGATGGATATGGAAGGTCTGAAGAAGCATCATAATCGTATGAAGAATGGCTTCCGTTTGTTCGGCAAATACTACGAGAATCTTTGGGACTGACTATATAAAGGTACATCAACTGAGGAATTAATTATGCTCCCACCAATCAAGATTTATACAACTCCAGGCGATCTTAAGTATGCACTATTTGATCAATCAGATGTGATCTCAGACGCAATTCGCAATAATGGAGTTTGGAATTCTGCTTGTTTGGATCTCTGTGATAAAGTGCTTACAAAAAATCCTGGTGGTGGTCGAGTCATTGATATTGGTGCAGGATTTGGTTCTTTCTCAATTCCTCTTGCTGCCAAATATGGCAATCAATTTATTTTCTCAGCATTCGAACCACTTCCTATTATTAATTCTCAGTTAAACACAAACGTGTTTCTAAACATGCTCTCAAATATTCGCGTGTTCAATTGCGCGTTGAGCGACGGACCAGATTTGCAAGAACTACCGACTCTTGACTATGAGCGTTCTGGGAATCATGGTTCGTTCTCACTTGACATGAAAACAAATGTCATGAGAAATATTCCAAATAGCGGCGAGAACGAAGTGTTTGAATTCCGCACTTTGGATAGTTTCCGCTTCGCTAATGTTCGATTGCTTAAAGTTTCTGCTCCTGGAATGGAGTATCGAGTATTGCATGGTGCGGCAGAAACATTAATGAATAGCGGATATCCACCTGTGCTATTTGAAGCATGGTCAGTTGATTGGTACAAAGAAGAAAAGGCAAAACTTGTCGACTTCTTTGCTTCGCGTGGGTATGAACATTATGTTATGCTTGGCGAACATATTATGGCATTTAAATCAAAGGCTCAATATGAGAATTTGTTTATTGAAACTCCAGCAGTTGAAATTGGTTCATTCAGAGTTGTTGAACAATCTCACGACACAACATCAGTCCTACAAAATCAAACAGCATTGAGATAATAATTTGTGAAAGTCTCTGTTATTACGCCAACCACTGGCAACCCATTCCTCAAGGAATGCATTGAATCTGTTCGCAAGCAAACTTATAAAAACATCGAACATATCGTTGTAGTCGATGGTAAGTCTCGTTGGGAACAAGCAGACCCGATTCTTTATGATGCGGCATTCCCGCGAGGAGAAAGCAGCAGTGACCAACTCATCGTTTTACCCTACCCTACAGGCACTGATCGTTACAATGGGCATCGTGTGTACGGTGGTGTTACTTATTTCGCAGATGGCGATTATCATATCTGGCTAGACGACGACAATGTTCTTGAGCCAGACCATATTGAGAAACTTGTAAAACTCGTACAAGAAAATAATCTCGATTGGGCATACTCTTTCCGCAAGATCATCGACAAAGACAGCAAGGTTCTGTGCCTTGACGATTGCGAATCACTCGGTAAGTGGGCAAGCATTCTACACCCACAAGACTTCTTTGTTGACGTCAATTGCTATTTCGTCAAGAAGCAAGTTGCAGTTGGAATCTCTCCAGTCTGGTATCGCAAGTTCCGCGAGCCTGGTCAAATGGAAATCGATCGTGCCATTGCTTCAGTTCTCATGAATCCAAATAATAAATTAAAGTTTGACTGCAGTAGGGACTATACGGTAAAATATAGAGTCGGCAATACTGGACTCTCCGTACAAGCAGAGTTCTTTATTCAAGGCAATCAAAAGATGCTTGAGCGTCATAATGGTAAACTACCCTGGAAAGAATAATGAAAGAAGTACGAAATATAATCCATAAGCAACATGATCCGTACATGCATGTTGATATGTTTCCTGAAGAAGTGCAAGGCTGGGATTCTACGTCGCCAGCATTTGTAGAAGTAATTGATCGGTTTCAACCTAAACTGATTGTTGAGGTCGGTACCTGGAAAGGCGGATCAGCCATTCATATGGCTGAGTTACTAAAACAAAGAACTGCTGATTTTGAAATTGTGTGCGTTGATACTTGGCTTGGCTCAGTAGAACATTGGGATGGCACTTCTGATGGATTGGGTTGGCATGATGATCTTGAGATGGGCAGACCAACAATCTATCAGCAGTTTATGTCAAACATTATTCATAAGGGATTGACTGATTACATCACACCATTCCCGATTGACTCAATTAATGCTGCAGAGTTTTTCAAACGCAAAAATATTAAACCTGATATGGTCTATATTGATGCTGGACATGAGTATATGTCCGTGAAGCATGACTTGTACACATATTCAGAAGTTGTGCGAGATGGCGGAATCATTCTTGGCGATGATTGGTTCCATGAGCCAATTAAACGCGCAGCATATGAATTGTTTGGTGCAGATAAGATCCACGAACTCACGAGTAATAAATTTCTATGGATAAAGTAAGAAACCCATGCATTGCGTCGATCTTTATGAACAATATCGACAGACGCATTGTCGAAACTCAAAGTGCTGTTGTAAAAAAATATAACAAGTCAAATATCCCCCATTATCCTGTATTGACTGACGGGCAACCTGGACAGTCAATGGACAAACTTGTTGGAATGCTTGAAGAACGTGGGCATGATGCAATCATGTTCTTGGATATTGATTGTTTGCCACTGAGTTATACTTCCCTCGATTACTTTTTTCAGCAAGCCTATGATGGTAAACTGATTGGCGACGCGCAAAGAAGTAATCATATTCAAAATGATCAGCATGTGTTTTGTGCACCCCACAACATCACGTTTACAATTGAGACGTATGAAAAACTTGGTCGCCCTTCCTTCAATCCAAATCATCGCGGTGATGTGTCGGAAGAGTTGACTTTTAGAGCCAGAGAGGTTAATATTCCTATTGAGATCATTATGCCATTGCACTATGATGCTCCACCGATTCGTATGGATTGGGAACCGAAGGACGCACCCCCATATTGGGATTTGGCTGATGGTATGCCGAAGTATGGTATCGGCACGACGTTTGGATTCAGTGGTGAGGATGGGTCGGCATCAGATTTGTTTTGGCATATGTACCAGAGTTTCTATCCTGGACAAAATGAACGTTTTATGAAAAAATGTGAGGAACTTTTAAATGGCTAATCGTAGTGACTTTTTTAGTGCTAAACTTCCACGTCAATACAAGCGACTTCTTGCTGCGGCAGAAACACGTGGGTGGGTTAACGGCTCTCAAGAGCGTGGTGAATTGAAGCGTGCATTTATCGCAGCACACGCCAATCATGTTGGCTTTAAACTTCGCCGCAATACTGATAATCGCGATAGCACTGACAATGAATAATGGATTCATTGAGTGATCTAAAAAAATTCTTTGTTGATAACGAAGTTCCCATAAAAGCATTTCATGGGTATGAACTTGTTATTGGCAAAGATAAATGGGGTATGGCACATGGTGTGCTTTACTGTAATGGCGAAGCAGTAAATCGCAAAGATAAAAAGTTTTTCGCAGACTATATCAAAAGGAAGAAAACAAATGTCAGAGATCAAAGCACTCAAACTCGCAAGTGGCGAGGAATTAGTTGTAGAAGTGACAGAGCAAACAGAAAGCAGCGTGACGTTCAAAAACCCAGTCGCGTGCGTAATGCAAAGAAGCGATAAGGGTCCAGTTCTTGGCTTTATGCCTTGGATGCAAGCAGCAGACGGTCCGTTTACTATTGCACTTGCGAACATCATGGTTGTTGCTGATGTTGCCGATGAAGTGAAAAACGGGTATAATCAAATCTTCGGTGCAGGAATTGTCGTTCCTCCCAAGGGCTTGATTACGGGGTAACACTTGTCAGACTTTTACACTAACATCTGCGTCTCGGGAAAGTTTATTCTTTTCCGAGGCGTAGAAAATGATAAAAGAGTGCGTCGGAAGATTGAATATCTTCCGACGTTTTTTCTTTCCAGCCAAGAGAAATCTGATTACACAACTCTTGCTGGTGACTATGTCAAGCCAATACAACCTGGGACAATTCCAGACTGTCGTGAATTTTTAGAGAGGTATGAGAGTGTCGATAATTTCCCTGTTTATGGTAATAATCGTTATGAATATGCTTTTATTGCCGATCATTATTCTGATGATGTGCTATGGGATATTAGCAAGGTTACAGTCGCTTATCTCGACATTGAGGTTGGATCTGAGAACGGGTTCCCTGAGCCAAGAGATGCTAATGAAGAAATCACAGCCATCACTCTCAAGATTAAAGGCAATTATTTTGTGTTTGGTGTCGGCGATTATAGCAAGCACCGTGACGATGTGTACTACGCAAAATGTCGAGATGAGTCAGACCTCATACGACGTTTCCTCGAATTGTGGACAAGATTCTATCCCGATGTAATTAGTGGCTGGAATATCAAGACGTTCGATATTCCGTATCTTGTAAATCGTATCACCAAGATTCTTGGTGAAGATGAAGCCAAGAAGTTATCTCCTTGGAACAAATTGTCATTGCGCGAAGCAATGATCATGAACCGCGAGCATCAAGTCTATGAGATGCTCGGTATTGCAATTCTAGATTACATCGAACTCTATCGCAAGTTTACATACTCGCAACAAGAGTCGTACCGACTTGATAACATCGCTCACGTTGAGTTGGGTGAGAAGAAGTTGGACTATTCTGAGTTTGAAACTTTGCACCAACTCTACAAACAAGATTATCAGAAGTTTATCGAGTATAACATCAAGGACGTAGAACTTGTTGAGAAACTCGAAGACAAGATGAAACTCATTGAGTTGGCGTTGACTCTTGCGTATGACAACAAAGTCAACTATGATGATGTGTTCACTCAAGTGCGCATGTGGGACGCGATTGTTTACAATTATCTTTTGAAGAAGAAGATTGTAATTCCGCAGATGAAGCGTGGATCAAAGAGTTCGCAATATGAAGGTGCGTATGTTAAAGACCCAATCTGCGGAATGCATGAGTGGGTAGCATCCTTTGACTTGAACAGTCTATATCCGCACTTGATCATGCAATACAATATCTCAATGGAGACTCTTGTTGATCCAAAGCGATATAATCAAAACATGCGCGGGTTCATTTCAAACAATAAGATTGAAGTTGACACTCTGCTTCATCAGCAAATTGACACGAGTGTTCTGAAAGAACTTGGTGTAACTGTAACTCCAAACGGTCAATTGTTCAGCACCAATCAACAAGGCGTCATGCCTGAGATTATGGATACCATGTACAAAGATCGTACACGGTATAAGAAGTTAGCGTTGGAAGCAAAGAAGAAAATCGAAACAGTTCTTGATGATAAGAACCAAGTCCATTATCTTGAGAAGCAAGTTGCGCGATATAACAATCTTCAGTTGGCAAAGAAAGTTACTCTAAACTCTGCTTATGGTGCTCTAGGTAATCAATACTTTCGCTTCTTTGATATTCGTATCGCGGAAGGCATCACGACAGCAGGTCAGTTGTCTATTCGTTGGATTGAAAACAAGATCAACGCATACATGAACAAACTGCTCAAGACTGATGGTGAAGATTATGTCATCGCGTCAGACACTGACTCGATCTATTTGAACATGGGTCCGTTGATTCAGAAACTTTATCCTGATACTTCTGACACCAAGAAAGTCATCAAGTTCATGAATAAAGTTTGCGATGATAAGATCCAACCATTCATTGATGCTGCGTATCAAGAATTGGCAGACTATGTGAATGCGTATCAGCAACGCATGGAAATGAAGCGTGAGTCTTTGGCTGATAAAGCCATCTGGACTGCAAAGAAACGATATATCCTAAACGTCCACGACAGCGAAGGTGTTGCCTATGCAAAGCCGAAACTCAAGATTATGGGGCTTGAGGCAGTCAAGTCGTCTACGCCGACTGCGTGTCGTGCGAAGATTAAGGAGGCTATCACACTGATCATGACGCAAACGCAAGATGATCTGCATAAGTTTATCGACAAGTTTCGTGAAGAGTTTAAGAAATTGCCAATTGAAGATATTGCATTCCCAAGATCTGTGAATGGGTTAACAGAGTATGGCGACTCTGCGCAAATCTTCAAGAAGGGTACACCAATCCACGTGAAGGGTGCATTGGTCTATAATCACTTCCTGCGCACCCTGAAACTGAATAAGCGTTATCAAGAGATTCAAGAAGGTGAGAAGATTAAATTCATCTATCTGAAACAACCAAATATCTTCAACAATAATACTCTTGCGTTTATATCTGGATTACCAAAGCAATTGGGTGCGGAACAGTATATTGATTATGACCTGCAATTTGAGAAATCGTTTATTGAACCATTGAGCATTATTCTGTCAGCCATTGACTGGCAAACAGAAAAGGTCGATTCTCTTGACGATTTTTTTAGTTGATTTTTGTATCGAATTATAGTATAATGTATAAATCTATTCAAGAGGTGTTACCATGAGTCTACTCGAAAAATTAAAGAAAAACAGCACGATTAAAGATACTGCAATTCTATCCAAGTCCAAGTTCTTTGCTGCCAAGGATATGATTCAGACCAGCATTCCTGTAGTGAATGTTGCGTTCTCTGGTGATCTGGATGGTGGCTTCACTCCTGGTCTCACGATGTGGGCTGGTCCGAGTAAGCACTTCAAGACTGCGTTCAGTCTCTTGATGGCAAAAGCATATCAAGTAAAGTATCCCGAATCAGTTGTTCTTTTCTACGACTCTGAGTTCGGTACTCCACAAAACTATTTCACTTCCTTCGGTATTGATATGGAACGTGTTGTCCATACTCCAATCACCGATGTTGAGCAGTTGAAGTTTGATATCATGCAGCAGTTGAGTAACATTGAGCGTGGTGAGCGCGTGATGATTATCATCGACTCGATTGGTAATCTTGCTTCGAAGAAAGAAGTTGAAGATGCGATGGATGGCAAGTCGGTTGCTGATATGAGCCGAGCCAAGCAAATCAAATCCCTGTTCCGTATGGTGACACCACACCTCACACTGAAGGACATTCCGATGGTGGTTGTAAATCATACCTATAAAGAAATAGGTCTGTATCCCAAGGATATTGTCGGTGGCGGCACAGGTTCTTATTACTCTGCTGATAACATTTACATCCTTGGTCGTCAGCAAGAAAAAGATGGCACTGATCTGATTGGTTACAACTTTATTATCAATGTTGAGAAGTCACGATATGTACGCGAGAAAGCGAAGATTCCTGTTACCGTTCGTTTTGATGGTGGCATTAGCCGATATAGTGGGCTTCTTGACATGGCTTTGGAGTCGGGTCATGTAGCCAAGCCAAACGTCGGTTGGTATGCAAAGGTCAATCGCGAAACTGGTGAGATTGAGAATAAGAAGTGGCGCATTGCTGACACCGAGTCTGCTGAATTCTGGGATAGCATTCTTGCTGATCCAACATTCAAGGAATGGATTCGCAATAACTATCAATTCAGTTCAGCACTTGCTGGTAATCTCGTCGATGAGGTTCAGGAAGATGATGAATAAGATTAAAGATCTAATAGCCAGAATTGAGTTCTGGTATGTAAAAAACTTCTTCAAATTTGAAGAGCAGTATACATTTTTCATGGATCTAAACAATCCGAAGAATCTTGCAGTTAAATTGCTTGGTAAGTTTGAAGGGGTGATTGTTGAATATAGCAATATTCATATGAGTGATGATGGTCAAATAGTCTTTGACTTCAACATTATTGCGAATCCAAATCTTTGTAATACAGAAAGCAAAGCATTCAAAAGGTTTACTGGGAATGTAATGCGTAGTATAATTCTGGCTTCGGTTTATTATGCCGAGAAGGTGATTGATGAAAACAGAAACTCTGATCTTGTCGAATCTGATGCGCAACGAGCCATTCATGAGGAAGACGTTGCCGTTCTTGAAGAGCGAGTACCTGAGCGAAAGCCACGAAAAAAAGGTATTCGAAGAAGTAAAGCAGTTCGTTCTGAAGTACAACAGTCTGCCTCCAACAGCAGCACTGGAGATCAGTCTCAAGGAATCAACTAAACTCTCGGAGGGAGAGTTAAATAAGTCACTCGAACTTCTGAAGGAGATCTCAGGTGACAAATCAGAACAAAAACTTGAGTGGTTACTTGACACAACTGAGAAGTTTTGTCAAGAGAAGGCTGTTTATAATGCCATCATGGATTCCATACAAATCCTGGATGGAAAAGACCCTAATCGCGGTAAAGGAAGTATTCCTACTCTCTTGTCTGATGCTTTGGGCGTTAGTTTCGATCCCCATATTGGTCATGACTACGTTGATTGCTTCGCTGAGCGATATGATTTCTACCATCGTGTGGAAAAAAGAATCCCGTTCGAT